ATGACGTCGACGCGAAGTTGTCTCCGGGTGAGTTCGTCATTCCGGCTGACGTCGTTCGCTTCATTGGTCTTGAGCGGCTGATGAAGATGCGTGATGAGGCTAAGAAGGGTCTTGCTCGCATGAACGATATTGGTCAGATGGGCAATGCCGAAGAAGCCGGTGCTGCGGCTGATGACACCTACGAAGAAGACGATGATTTCGAAAGCGAAATTGACGACATCATGAAGGAAGTTGACCAAGAAGAAACTGGTCGACAAACCGAGATGGCGTTCAGTGCCGGTGGATTCGTCAATCCTAGCTACTACGATTTGGAAAAAGCTCCGAAGAATCCTGCCCTCGACATTCGTTACTTCAACGACTCTGAAGGCAAAACCTTCTACATGCCGTTCATCAACGGCAAGCCGATGAAGCCGATGCCTAACGGTGCTGTGCAAACTGGTATGCCTACTGGTAAAAGCACTATTCCGACTACGCCAAAAGATGTGACTACATCATCTTCCGATTTGAAAGATTTAGCAACTAGCGGCGCGTTGCTTGGTGGCGGTGCTTCGACAATTGTTAATATCGGAACAACCAAAGCTGCTGATGACACCAAAGCCGGTGCCGGTACAAGTGTAGGCGTTGCAGGAACCTACACCGGCAGCAACATTGCTGACTTTGGTCGAAGCGATTTGATTTACAATCCGGGTGGTAGCGGTGCCGGTGGCGAAATTGTTGGTGACGATTTGTGGAACAGCAGTATTTCTAAGTTTCAGGTAAATCTTGGCAGTGCTGCATTGACCACATTGGCAGGTGCATTGGGTGTCCCCGGCATTCTAACAATGGGGTTCCGTGCTGCAACGAACAAGTATGGTGTTGATGCTGTTAATCAGTTTCTAGCCCGTGCAAATCAGGAAATGGTTGCTCGTGCAGGTGGTATTGATTTGACTAAACCCGGTGGTGTAGCTGCCGCTGCATCACAGATTGATCAGCTTGGACAGATTCCGGGCAGCGGTGGCACTTTTGCTGCTACAGCCGGTGCAACAGGCACTGGTGGACGCGCCTCTAGTGTTGGTCAATATGTCTATGAAAGTTTGAAAGATACTGGGCTTAGTGCTGCTGAAATTGCTACTGCGTCGCAAGAGGCTGTTAATGCTGTTATTGGCGGCAAGAGCATGAGCGATGCAGTTAGTGAAACTATTGCCAAATATGATCCCGCAGCAGGCAGTTTTGGTGTTCGTTTGTCCGATATGGATGTTGCCGGATCTGCTAGTGAAGGAAGCCTATACGAAGGACTTCCGGGAAGTTGGGGAGATTTTGACATAGACGTAAACATGTCTACTGCGCCATCTGTATCTCCCGCTAGTATCGGATTTGACTATAGTAGTTTTGATTCTGGAACATCAACGCCACAGACTAAAACTACGCCTAAGTCTCAGCAAAAAGAAGAAGAAGGAAATCGCTTCTATGACGATTCCTATCGCACGCGACAAGTCCTTGCTCAAATGGAAAGTATTCTTGGACGAAAACAATCTTTTGAGCAATAATCAAGTCTTAGGTTGATGGCAACCTATTTCCCCGCAACAGCGGCCACAAATAGCCCCAAAGAAAGGAAACCAAATGGCTGAAGTAATTGTTCCCACCCCGGCTCGTGTAGCCCCCTTCTCTATGCGTCGCAATACGTTAGAAGATCGGATTAAGAAAGACGAAGAAGAACTTGAAGCGCTGAAGAAAACTCAGACCGCACCCAGTGAGGAAGTTAAAAATGAAGATGAACCTTCTGACGAAAATCTTACTGCGGAAGAAAAGACTTTTAAGAAGCGCTATGGCGATCTTCGTAGGCATTCGCAAAAAGTTGAAAACGATCTTCGAAAAGAAGTAGAAGACCTAAAGAAGCTTGTTGAACAAACTGCTGAAAAGCAGATGAAGCTTCCTGCACGCGATGAAGATATCGATGCGTGGGCGCAGCAGTATCCTGACGTCTATCGCATTGTTGAGAGCATTGCGCTGAAGAAGGCTAAGGAGACGCAGAAGACTCTTGAAGAGCGGATGCGTAAGGTGGATGAGACGGAACGGCAAACGGCTCGCGAAAAGGCTCGTGTCGAACTGCTCAAGGCCCATCCCGACTTCGACAAGATCGAAGACAGCGACGACTTCCACGACTGGGCTGAAGAGCAACCGAAGTGGGTGCAGGATGCCTTGTATGAGAATGACGACGACTATCGTTCGGCAGCACGTGCTATTGATCTGTACAAAGCAGATCGAAATATCTCAAAGAAGAACAAGAGCAATGATGACGACAAGGCGGCTGCACAGGCTGTGAATACTCGCAGCCGCTCTACTCCAAATCCCACCGGCGATCAGGAAGGTGTTTTCTACGAAAGCCAAGTGCAGAAGATGTCGATTCAAGAATATGAGAAGAATCAAGAAGATATTGTCAAGGCAATGCGTTCTGGCAAATTTGTATACGATATTACCGGAAATGCACGATAACACTTGACACGGGCTGAAAAGTCTGTTCTAACGGGGGCGTTGTTAGAAATGGCAACGCTCTTTTTTTTGTTCCTGTCAAGTGTTACATCGATAACCCAAGCAGGTAGCCGTCAATCCTAATCGAACTCTAGAGCGATTAGCATTGACCACCTACCGAGTGCAAGGCCCGAGTAAAAACCAAGACAGTTTTAAATGCTAATATAGGAGAAACTAAAATGGCATTTGCTTCTGCTCCGGGTTGGGGCAACCTTCCTAACGGTAACTGGTCGCCGGTTATCTATTCCAAGCAAGTTCAGCTTGCTTTCCGTAAGTCTTCTGTTGCTGAAGCTATCACCAACAACGACTACTTTGGCGAAATCGCCAATGTGGGCGACTCGGTGAAGATCATCAAGGAACCCGAAATCGCCGTCAAGAACTATGCTCGTGGCACGCAAGTGACCGCGCAGGATCTGGACGACAGCGACTTCACTCTGGTGGTCGACAAGTCTGCCTACTTCGCGTTCAAGGTTGACGACATTGAGGCTTCTCAGTCGCATGTCAACTGGATGTCGATGGCTTCTGATCGCGCTGCCTATCGTCTGAAGGACAACTACGACCAAGACGTGCTTGGCTACATGACTGGCTTCCAACAAGCCACTCTGGGTGGCAATGCTAACGTTGCTCGTAGCACCGCTTCGGGTACCAAGGCTGTGTCTACCGCTGACAGCGACGAACTGTTGGCTTCGATGAAGCTGAAGAAGGGTTCGTTCGCTAGCATCACGACGGCTTCTGCCGGTGAGCATTCGATCCCTGTGACGCCTCGTCTGCCGGGTACGACTTCGCTGCCGACAGATCGCGTGTCTCCGCTGATGATCATCTCCCGCATGGCTCGTCTGTTGGATCAACAAAACGTTGACTCCAATGGTCGCTTCCTCGTGGTTGACCCGATCTTCGTGGAAATGCTGAAGGACGAAGACAGCCGTCTGCTGAACAGCGACTTCGGTGGCTCTGGTCTGCAAAACGGTTTGGTGCTGAGCAACCTGCACGGCTTCAAGGTGTTTGTGTCGAATAACCTCCCGGCTATCGGCACCGGCCCCGGCACTGCGGGTACGGCTAACCAGAACGACAACTATGGCATCATCGTTGCCGGTCATGAGTCTGCTGTGGCTACCGCTGAGACGATCACCAAGACTGAAACCTATCGCGATCCCGACAGCTTTGCTGACATCGTGCGTGGTATGCATGTCTATGGTAGAAAGCTACTTCGCCCAGAGGCTATCGTCAGGGCCAAGTACAACGTCGCATGATGTGCTAAACTAGCAGAATGAAGACACCACTGACACTGCGCGAAGACCATCCTTATAAAGACGGTAGAGAGTGTAGTGTCTGTGGAGTCTTTAAGTTAGCTTCGGAGTTTCAACTGGAACGAGACGATAGGGCTAAAGGCGGAGTGACATTAAGAGCACAATGCAAACCTTGTCGAGAGCATATCAAGTGGAAAGCATTTATTGTTCGAACCTACGGGATTACCGCTGAACAATATTACGAGATACTTGATGAACAAGAAGGAAAGTGTGCGATCTGCAAATCCGATTCTCCAAATTCTGAAAGAATTGAAAGCGGAAAATTGTTTATCGACCACTGCCATGACACTCAAAAAGTTCGTGGACTTCTCTGTGCTAAATGTAATTTCGGTATCGGTTACTTGAATGACGATGTTGACCTTCTGCAATCGGCAATAGAATACATTAA